ATCTACCCATCTGGCGATAATGAAGCCTCAAGTCTTGACCAGATCGAGACTCTTAAGGATATATTTGAAGGGGAGAAAATCTTCCCTCAAATTATACCAGAACCAGACTGGGCTAATATACCATTGATGTCTAAAGAGGTTAAAGGTATAGTATATGACAGAGGTGAAGTTGGTGAACTACCTATTGATGGTAGGTTTCCGTCAACTGACAGACAAGACGACAGATGGTATGACTGGAGAGTACAGAACTGGGACACCAAGTGGGACGCATATGATGTCTCAATTGATGATGATGACCCTGAGCATTTGGAGGTTTCATTTAATACAGCATGGGCACCGCCAGAAGCTATATGCCATAAGATCAGAGAAGATTATCCTGACGTATCAGTCTCATGGTTCTACGACGAGCCCGGCTGTGAAATAGCGGGGTACTTATAATGTACGATACACACCTCAAGCCACTATATATGTTGATTAAGGTCGAGGTTGACAGAGATATAGTATATAATCAGGACAAGGCGGAAGCCTATGCTGATAATCACTGCAACTCACTCGAGTATGCACTGTGTGACTGGTATTATCCTGATGAACCACAATTTCCATACATAGCAAAATGATTATTTACTTTTTCTTAGTATTCTTTATTTTATATGTAGCTTATATTCTACGTATATATAATCCACATGATTAAATTTACTATCAAACGTGATTTAATAAGGAAAGACTTAAAAAGAGCATTTACTGTGCTTACAGTAGTTACTAATTGTTTTATTATCTCTGGTGTTATTCATCATTGGAAACCTAGAGCTAGACCTATTTACAAATATACTAATGACTACACCCAATTGGCAACATCACAGCAACAAGTTGCCCAAGTACAAAAAGAAACCACGTATGGTACAGGCTGCACGCAAGCGTACCAAAACACTAATTAAAAAATTACGTTCACAATCACGATGACACTTTACCGCTATTATTGTGCCGACACAGATTGCGGCAAACATTTCTGCCTGATGGCAGCAGATGACATAGAGGCAGCTTATCGAGCTAATTCTATGGCAAAAGAGTGGTATAACACCACCCTCAAGGACGTTTACCTTGACACACACTCCAACCCTAACAGAAGATACAAACCCTATGACAAAGAAATACTTTCCCAACAACTACAATAAGATAGCCAAATGCCCTGCCGAATGGTTTGAGCCAATGGAGTATGACTTATTCATGGAGTGGAAGATGAATGACTGGCAAATTATGGAATCACATGACTGTATCATTCGCACACGTAACTGTAAAACGGGTAAGGTCAGGGAATACTCCTATCAAATACCGAAGTACGCAAAGAAAAAACTAAAGAAGATCATTGCAAATCAAGAAGAAGAGCTTATTTTGTGTACTCATGACCACATACAACACATGAAACCAGAGAAATACATTACAGAAAATGACAAAAAGAATTTCTATTCCCAGTGATGACGTCTACACTTATGAAAAACAGGCGTTAGACATGCTTCCAAAGAGCCACCCACACTATAGTGAGGTTTACAAGCACCTATATGACCAAGTACGAGACCAGTTAAATGACATATGTTACACCAGAGCAGATAGACCAGCAGATACAGCTGGAGAGGACACAGATCAGTCAGGGTCTGAAGAGACTTAGAGATCAGACTCTTAAATTAGAACAACAGAACTATTCATCTGCTAGTGTCTATGGTATAGCTTCAATAGAAACTTTGTTACCACTTGTAGTTGACAAGATCATTACAACTAATACAAAGATACATCAAGGTAAGTATGGTGCTGCATTTAAGGATATACATATATACCTTGCTACGATAGAACCACTTGCCGCAGCTAGTATTGCATGTAAAATTACATTCGATAAAGTCTTTGGATACAAGGAAGGTTGTAATATAGCAACTAATGTATGCGAAGCCATTGGCAGATCTATCGAGGATGAGTGCACCATGCGACATTATGAAAGTAATGCTCCTGCACTACTCAAGACTCTTAAGGAGAACTATTGGCACAGAGCTATAGGTACACAACAGAAATTAACTGTTATCAGGACACTGATGAACAGATATAATGTAAAACCTTGGACACCTTGGAGTAGAAGTATTCGTATTAAACTAGGTGGTTGGTTACTTGACTGTATCATGCAGGCTAGTGGTTGGTTTTATAAGCAAAGATTACGTACTGGTCGTAAGACTACAGTATTCATTGCACCTACTGCTGAGTTTATGGACATCAAGGATCAGGTCATGGCAAATGCGGAAATATTTAGTCCACTTGCATGGCCGATGTTGATACCTCCAAAAGACTGGTCTAACACGTCTGCTGGCGGCTATATGCTCAATGAATTGATGCAAGGCCACTCCCTAGTCAGAAGAGGCGATCCCTCCCGTATACAGGGAGATATACCCATAGATTTTCTCAACAAAATACAACAGGTCAAATACCGGCTTAACCCATTTATAGTAAAGACCGCAACGTTGTTAGAGGAGAGAGGAATTAGTGTAGGTAAGTTTCTCCCTATCATAAATTACGAGCTGCCACCAAAGCCATACGACATAGCAGAAAACAAGGAATCCCGTAAGAGGTATCGTAGGGAAGCGGCAGAGGTAATGAATAAGCGAGCAGCAGAGTTCAAGAGATCCTGCCGAACACGCATGACCATGGAAGCCGTACGCAGATTCAAGGATTTAGAGTTCTATATACCTTGGTCGTTCGACTATCGTGGTCGTGCCTACCCTATCCCTGCTTTTCTGACACCACAAGATACAGACTTTGGAAAAAGTTTACTACAGTTTGCTGATGAAGCAGATGAAATATCAGGGAAGTGGTTAGCTTTCCAAGTAGCTACCAGTTATGGTCTTGATAAAGCTACTATGGAGGAGAGACTTGAGTGGACTAGAACTAATGTCTCACTTGTCTCAGCTGTTGCGACTAACCCTGTTGCATTTCTTGCAGAATGGGAAGCAGCAGAAGAACCTTGGCAGTTTCTAGCTGCCTGTGATGAATACTATCATTGTTGTATTAAACAGGATAGAAAGACCACATCACTACCCGTGGCAACCGACGCTACATGTTCGGGCTTGCAGATACTTGCAGGACTCGCTCGGGATAAGTCCACAGCTATGTTAGTCAATGTAGTTCCTTCTGATCAACCACAAGACGCATACCGAAAAGTGGCAGAGACTGCATTAAACTTAGGTATACCGGCTAACATACATAATGTATGGGATAGAAAATGTGTGAAACGCACAGTTATGACTATACCCTACAATGCAAAGCCTTTCTCTAATAGGTCTTATATCAAAGACGCATTAAAGGAGAAGGGAGTTGAGGTCGATAAAGACGATCTAACGCAGATAGTTAACACTGTACGTCAGGCTATGAACCTTATCGTTCCCGGGCCGATGTCAGTTATGAAATGGATAGAGACTGAGGTTTCACAATCACTAAGACGTGGAGCCAAGCATGTGGAGTGGACAACACCTTCTGGGTTTGTCGTTAAGCAACACATTATGAAAAAGAAGGTAGAACGGCTAGACTTACAACTATTAGGTAGATGTCAGTTATCCGTTGCAACAGAGGACAGCGACAGTATTGATCTTACTAGACACAAAGCTGCGACTGCACCCAACCTTATTCATAGTCTCGATGCATCACTCTTACACCTCGCTGTGCGTAGTTTTGATGAACCAATCGCACTAATACATGACAGTGTGTTAAGCAGATGTTGCGACATGGATAAACTATCTGCTATAATAAGGGAGACGTACATGATTCTCTTTGCAGAACATGATTACCTCCGTGACTTTGCCCGACAGATCGGAGCAGAGACAGAACCGCCTATTATTGGCGACTTACAACCAGAAACGGTTATAGAATCCACTTATTTTTTCTGTTAACTATGACAATAGACATTTATAAGGATGCTTTCTTTTCACATAGTCCGTTCTCTAGTTTCTTTGCACCTACTGAAATATATGTAGTTGCTAGAGAGGATATAGAGAGAGCAAAACTTGAACAAACAAAGAAACAACTAGAAGCAATTAACAATAGAATTGCATACTACGAAGAACAAAAAGCAGAAGTTCAAAAAGAACTTGATAAATTAACCCCAAAGAAGGAGACTGAAACTAATGCCTAAAAACGTCCATGTGACTGACGAGATCAAACTAGAAGGCTTCCAAGCCATACTTGAACCCGGTAAATTCGGTTACTCTTTATCAGCTGTCGTTGATGAAAAAGTAATTGATGCACTCGAGACTGAAAGAACAGCTTTGCTCGGATGGGCAGAGTCTAAACTCAAAAATCCAAAAAGAGCCACCTTAAAACCTACACCATGGGAGGAGGTTGCCGATGGAAAATATAAAATTAAATTCTCATGGGGAGAAGATAAGAGACCGGGAGTTGTCGATACAGAAGGCACACCAGTCACAGATAAAAAGACACCACTATATGGTGGATCAACAGTTAAACTTGGTTTCTTTCAGAAGCCGTACATACTCAGGGATGGCGTTACCTACGGAAGTAGCCTTAAGCTGCTTGGCGTACAAATTGTTGCTGTAGGAGAAGGTGCAGCTGTAGACACAGAGAGCATGGATGAAGCAGATGTTGCCGATATGTTTGGTACGACTAAAGGCTTTGTCGCTTCAACAGCAGACACAGGTAGAAATCCCGAGACTACTCAAATAGATGACGAAGAAGAAGAAGACTTTTAGATCTAAATTAGAAGAGAGCGTTGCAGATATATTGGATAAAGTTGGTGCTAAATATGAATATGAGACTCATAAAGTAGCATATACCATACAGCACCAATATAATCCTGACTTTTGTCTAATTAATGGCGTAATGCTAGAGACTAAAGGATACTGGGACGCCGCAGATAGACGTAAGATCAAGGCGGTCGTGCGAGACAATCCCGATATTGATTTACGTATGGTATTTCAAGCTCCATTCAATAGAATTAGCAAGAAATCCAAAACAACTTATGCCCAATGGTGTGAGAAGCATGGCATCAAATGGGCATCAGCACACGCAATCCCCCTAGACTGGCTGAAATGATAACTGAAACTATGTTCGCTATTCCAATAGGAATAACACAAATTTCACAATCAACATGCGATAAAATTAAACCATTAAAAGGTTCTACTCAAAATGAAGCTACTCGTGATTTATTTGATGTCTTAAAAGATTACCCAGAAATTAAAAAAGTATTAACTTTTACTTTTACTGTATGGATAAATGAGTTATTAAAGACCCCAGATTCAAAATGGGTAATGACTACGAATTGGATTACAGAAAATCCTACAGGATATGCTATGAAACCACATTCTCATAAGAATTGTGCTTACTCAGGTGTATTATATTTTGACAAGGTAGATGATAGTCATGAGGCGTTATGGTTTGATAATCCATTAACATATTTTAGTAGTTTTTTGGCAGAATCATCTAGTAAGAATAAGTTTAATATTGCGTCATATTTTGTCGAACCAGCAGAAGGAAGAATGATTTTCTTTCCTTCTTATCTAATGCATTATCATCACGCAGCAAAGCCTACATCAATACCTAGAAGATCACTCGCATGTAATTTTTTCCCAGTTGGCAAGTATGGGGGTTATGACTCATATATAGATACTAATTGGTTAAGACATGGATAGCGAATTCGTGGCACATGAACCTTGTAATAACTGTGGTTCGTCAGATGCTAACTCAGTTTACTCTGACGGCCATAAATTCTGTTTCGTGTGTCAGACATACACCCCTGCGGAAGGGGACACACCCATACCACACATGACGAATGATAACAAAACAAAAGCTCGATTCCTCGGAGAAGCAGAAGCCCTTAAAAAGCGAAGAATCAGCGAAGCAACCAACAACTTCTACAGAATCTACAGATATGGTAACACCTTACGTTTCCCATATTATGGAGATGATGGGACAGTTGCTGGCTTTAAAATCAAGACTAAATCAAAAGACTTCCATTACGAAGGACAATCTACAACAACGCTTTTTGGTCAACACCTATTTCCTACAGCTGGCAAGCGAATCGTTATCACTGAAGGAGAATTAGATGCAGCCAGTTGTTACGAGGTTATGTCAGGTTGGCCGATGGTCAGCTTACCTCATGGTGCGGCAAGTGCCAAGAAAGACTTACAAAGACAGATCCCATTCTTACAGGGATATCAAGAAATCGTCCTCTTCTTCGACAACGATGA